GCCTATATAACCTATTGACAATAAAAGGCGCTGAGCGTGTTTGTGTTAAAGTCCGTGCAGTAACTCCGGGGTTGCAAACGCCAGAACGGTGTGGTAGGGTGAGCGTTCCTACCGGGGGGTGGGGTGCGACGGCGAAGGGCGACGGGTGACGGGCCTGTTCCAACGGAGGTCAAATGAGTGACTCCAAGAAACTCGGGATGTGCAACTACTGCCAGTCCCTGGGTCCAGTGTTTGAGCAGGAGGATGAGGGTGGCGTTCCACTATTTCTCATCTGCCATAACTGCATCACCGACATCAACGTCGGCATCGAGCGGGCTCAAAGACGGCGCAACAACAACCCACGAGCATCCACTGATGAGTTCAGGCGCGAGCGCAAAAGCGCAGAACATAACTGGCAGCTGATGCAACAGTGGCTGGATAACTACCGCAATAACCCCAGGGACTAACTGGTACAATAACCCCAGCACACCTGGTCTGAAGGTTCAGGGCTCCCTCCTTTTGGGCCAACCTCGATCCAAACGTGGTTGGTTTTTTTGTGAGCCCAAATTGCACGAGCCTAAGCGTTAGCGCTGCCCCTGCGTACCGGGGTTGACCAGGGTGCTACTTCACATCCCTGTCTTCAAAAAGCGCCACGCATAACAGCAAGAAGATGATGCACAGGGCAACGAGCATGAACTACTCACACCCCTTATGGCGGTGAAGGAAGTTGCTCGAGCGCTTGGCTCCCTCAAAGCCTAGAACCAGGACGGTGGTTACCTTGTCTGACATCATCCGGTCACCACACTTCGCGCATACCCGGGCAGTAAGCACTGGCTTTGACTTCTCTTTCTTGATCGCTAATTTGCCTGCCATATAACTCCTGCCATAACTCTCCCCTTAGTCAGGGTACGACCAGTGCGGAGGTGGGGAGGATCACCTATCGCACGAGCTGACGTCCGACGGGCCAGCACGCCGTACCCTTATCCCGCCATGTCGGAGGACGAGCGCTCGGCATACCAGGAATCGGAACCTTGCATGCTTTGTGCAGTGTGGTGGATTGTTACAGCGGATGCAATAACTAGGGAATCTATGTAAAGAGGTGGCAAACCCCCTGAAAAACGCTGCCAAGTGTTGACACTTTTGAGCGTGGATTGGCGTGGAATAGGGTGAAGGTGGGGGGTTTTGAAAAAAGATCGGTCGCGCCGCCTATATGGCAGGTGTTTTCCGCTGCCATCCAGCACCCACCACATTCTCACTCTCTTCTCGATCTCACCCCGATCTCACAACACCCCTACCTCTGTACCAGTCATACCGTTCACGCATTCGTGCTCAGCCACCTGTGTCCTGCGTCACTTCATTCTCGTCTCACTATCAGGACTTGACGCACGCTTCTCGTAGCGTATAATGCATATCTGCTCGTCAATCCGAGCACAATGTTTAGGAGGCACAATGGGTGCACTAGAGAAGCTCTTCGGTAAGAAGAAGGTTCAGACCAAGAAGGCGGTACTTACACCGTCCGTGAAGAAGGCAGCTCCTAAGGGGAAGCCTGTGACACGAAAGACTGTTGCTAAGGGTGGCAAGTCTCGCGGTAAGTAGGTCTATTGGGTATTGGTGTCTGTGAGAGCGGTGCTTTGGCGCCTGCCTCACGGCACCGTGACCCTCATCTCACGACTCAACCTCGCTTCGCGAGTTTTCGGGCCGAGCCTGAGGCTCACTGGCGGGTCAAAACAAAAAGGAGCTACACCATTCTAAGGATTTTTGAGTATTGCGGTTCGTGCCGGGCTTCGGAAGACACGCTTCTTTCGGTGTGGTGCGACAGGTGCAGGAAGCCAATTTGCGAGAGATGCTTACTGGTGGCAAAAGACCACCCGGGCTGGTATCAGTGCACGAAGTGCTTTCAATCGTTCAGGACGGCTGAGTTGGACAGTATTAACCCGTCAGCCTTTTTGCATGAACGAGTTGAAGACGCTCTGCACGGAATAGGATTCTAAGGAAAACCACATGGCAAAGCAGAAACCCAAAGCAGTAAACGAGTCTTCATATCTTCCACCCCGTCCCGGTCAGCCGTGGTATTCAGCGGACTTTGGCGCTAGCGCAGAGTCAAGCGAAGCTTCGGATAAACATGATGGGCTTGGCGCGTTCCTGCCAAAGCAACCCAGCATGCGTGAAAAGATATTTGACGCGCTGTCTGGTGAGCTTGCCGTCGTTCTTCTCATTGGTCTTGTCTCAACCACAACTGCGTGGACTGCAATCCAAGCGTCCTTCCACGGCGGAACCGCCGACGGGTCATATGGCGAATACCAGACCTCTATGGCGGAAGCCAATAACCTGTGGATTACCGCAGAGGTTAAATACCGCGCAGACCTCCTGACATGGGACACAGGTGCGGGGGGATCATACGAATACGAACTCTATGCAAAGCCATGCCTAGAGAGCGGCGAGTCCCAGCTGCCAGACTGCGCTCCGTATATGGAGGCGGTTTACAACCCATACGGCGAAGCATTTGATGCGGCGCAGCCGCTCCTTGAAACCTCAGAGATTGAGTCTGGACACAGCAACCGACTGCAAATGCTGACGGGCATCTTTGCGGTGTCCCTCTTCCTTCTAGGCGTAACCTCGCCGATGAAAAAGCGTAAAAACGCGGCATACCTCATTGCCTTTGCCGCCACCCTCTGGGCGACAGGGGTTGCGATCTTGGCGTCAGTCCCAATCATTATTTTGTAGGAGGAACCATGGACTACATCATTCCGCTTCTTATCGGGGGAGCCGTAGGATTTATCTTTGCAGGGCTTGGGGCATACGTTCCCGCCCCGCCAAATATTCAGGGGCTTCTTGGGGTGGCCGGGATCACCCTTGGCTACATGCTTGCGCAGTGGCTACTCAAATGATCAAGTTTGATACGTGGTACTGGTTCGGAGTAATTGGGCTTAGCTTTATGCTCATTACGATCCTCACCTTTGCGGTTGGGATTATTCGGTCGTGAACACCCGTAGCCGAGCACGGGCTATTGTCTTTCTTTTGCTTTCGGCGATCATCCTTGTCCCGTTCCTTGCCGTTGCTGCGAGCCGGACATATGGCGTAGAGATTGATGCACCAGCAACCTCTGAGCCGACGCCAGAACCGACTCCAGAAGTTACGCCAGAACCAACGGGGGAACCGACACCCGAGTCAACGATAGAGACAACCCCAACGCCAGAGCCAACTCTAGAGCCGACCCCAGCCCCAACGCTGACGCCAGATGAGGTTCTGCAGGAGACCTGGTTCTCTCGCAGGACGGCAGAAGAGTTGGCATCGTGGGCGGCAACGCAAGAGTCGCAAGACCGGGCGTGGCTCGCGAGTGAGATCTCGGCAAGGGGGGCAGAGCCGTTTATTCAGACGCTGGTATGCACAACGCGAGATATTTACAACGACGAGGACGGCACGGTAGTAGGTGAGCGTGAGTCGTGCGTTGAACAGTACAACTGGCAATGGTCCCCCTGCTGGCCACCAGAAGCGATGTCGTGGTACCCTAGTGACTTCCCGCCACCCGCAAGATGGGTCGGGGTCAGGAGCGGGTGTAGGTGAGCAACCATCTGGAGTACCTGAGAGAAATGACTGGGAAATGGCACCTCGTTGAACGATGGGTTGAGGTTGAGGGTGAGCACTATAAGTTCACGCAAGACCGAGACATGATGATCGTGACAGACAACTTGGGGGCATCGTTTGCCCGCCTATCAGTACGGATCGCTGACAAGCCAGCGCCGGAAGGCTGGTTCTGGCTACGAAACTGGTCAGAAAATGAGAAGTTTTGGGAGAAGGTCTCTCACCACTTTGAGCTCAGCACGGATGTCGTGCAGGTCTCGCCCTATGTGGACACGGTGGCGGCGAGATTCCTTCTTAGTCCACTGGAGGCGACAAATGAACAAGCGACCACGAAGGCTTTCAACGAAAAGGGTCGTGACGAAGACATACTTTGAGTATGGCGTCACCCCAGCGGTTAACAAGACCGCTGCTGGAAACTATATAAACTTTGTACTGGGTGTTGTTCTTGTAGTCGGCATCTATCTCATTGCGGGGGCGTTTGGAATCTAATGTCAGCGCCAAGCCGTGAAGAGATGCTTGAGCTCGGTCGCGCAACCGGTCGCGCCGCGACGCGTGAAGACGCCGAGAATATCGTTGCTGGCTTGATGCAAACCGTCCGCACGGTCAGGGAGCAGTCGGGACACGACAGCCAGATCGCGTGGTCCCTGATGGCTGCAATTGAGGGCATACGAGAGACAATGAAGAGGTTTGATGCGCGGGGTTAAGTCGTTGGCCTGGCTTGTGGTCAACACCTTGGCGACGGTGGTGATTTCTACTCTCGTTGGCGTAGCCGTAATGGCTGCTGCCCTTATGACTGGGGCGGCAATATTTTTTGGGATTGTGCGGCGGAAATGATCCGCTGCCACTCAATATCAACTAACTGATCTTCGGTATAAACCCCACGCCCCATATGCGCTTGGTGCCTGCAGTACCACTTGGAGGTTCCCTGGAGATCAATCATTCCCCCGTGAAGGATATCCTGCGGGCAGGCAGGACCCCACAGCCACCCGTCGCTGACCCAGCGCAGGCGAACCTCATCGCGAGAAGCTGGTGGCTCCCCTCGATGTTCTTCTGGTACCCGGAATGCTTTCCTGCTTGCCATAATGGAAAATAGTATGGACCAAGAAAAGCAAGTGTCAAGCCCAGAGGCTCCCCAGCCAGACCCAGAAGAGATCATCTTGACGTGCGCCAACTGTGGTGCCAGAATGGATGAGCGACGCTGTAAGTTGATCTGCGAGTGCGGGTATTTCGCTTCGTGCTCAGATTACTATTAGGAGGCAGAAGATGATTAGTCCTGTGGTTCATTTTGGTAACTATTCCATTGACGAGCAGCTGGAACTGCTTGATCGTGATCTCCGGGCGTATCAGCGCATTTGGCTAATTGAGCGCAGCCCAGAGGGGGTGTGGGGCATTGCCATTGTGAAGGACCTGCCTGAGCATCAGTGGCCAGAGCCGAATGAATACGGCGTGGTCCCCCGCTCTGACACCTATCAGACCATCGTCTACCGTCGTCATGAGTGCCTTGCCAAGGCGATCTGGGACGCACGAGAAGACCTGTTGATCCGCAATGAAAACGAAGATCATGAGAGCCATGATGCGGAGGCTGAAAAGAAGTTCACGGAGCCAATCAACCCAGATCCAGTCACGGGGATTGCCGACCTTCTGAAGGAATAGTGACCGCTGGGAGAAAGGATAAAACCCAGCGGTCTCGTGCATCATAGACCATTCCAAATGGTGTATGCTTTTGTTATGACGGATCGCGCGGGGGCTCCAACAGACCGGGTGTGGGCAGTGTACTTTTTGTATGCCCAATCGTTTCCATTGTCTATTAACCTTGATCAGCGTCGCCCAGATGATGAAGAGCCGTATGCCGTAACGATTGCCGACGGAGGGGAAGTTTTTATTCGCCTTTCCGATGATGAGGTGAGTTGGCTAATTGCCAAGAAAGTGGGGATATCGTGAGCCGATTGCTACTTATTGTTCCAAGCCGAAAGCGACCGCAGTCTTGCGACGAGCTTCTTACCGCATTTGAAGAGACTGCGGAAGACGCCGATATTCTCTTTGGCTTAGATGATGACGACAAGAGCGAATACTCCGCTCGGGTTCTTGAGAGGTCGTCTATTAACCCGCGACTGCGAATGGGCGGAACGCTAAACCTGCTTGCGACGCAGAATGCTGACAAGTACGAATTTCTTTCCTTCATGGGCGATGACCACCGACCACGAACGAAGGGGTGGGACAGAATTCTTTCTGATGCGATTGGCGAGCGACCCGGCGTTGCATATGGGGACGATCTCCTGCAGGGGGCCAACCTCCCAACGGCCGTAACGATGTCTGCGGAAATTGTTCGCCGCATCGGCTACATGGTTCCCCCCGTCCTTGTTCACATGTACATGGATAACTTCTGGAGGGACTTCGGGGTGAAGATTGGAAACCTTCAGTACCGGGCTGATGTTGTCATTGAGCACATGCACTATCTGGCTGGCAAAGCAATCAACGACCTTCAGTACCAGGAAGTGAACGCCTCCCATGTGTACGAAAAAGATCGCATCGCCTACGAGGACTATGAGAAGACACAGATGCAGACGGACGTCGGCCTAGTCCTTCGCCGATGAAGACGCTGGTAAAAAGGACTAAACGGTAGGATGTACCGGGAGAGGCTACGGGGCGCGCACGAACAAAAGGAGCTAGAAGCGCTATACCGATCACCCCACAGCCACGCAGGATTCCACGATCATATTCTCAGGGTTCAGGCAACTATCGCGGTTGCAAAATGGCTCGGTCCAATTGAAACCGCGGCAGACCTTTCCGCCGGAGATGCCACGATCATAAATTCATTGACTGTCGGGAAAAGGTATATTGGCGATCTAGCATCAGGGTACGAAATAACCGGACCGATTGAGGAGACCATTAACCTGATACCAGAAGTTGATTTGTTCATTTGCTCTGAGACACTTGAGCATATTGATAATCCAGAAATTGTTCTTTCCTCCATTCGGAACAAGGCAAAGCACCTGCTTTTAACCACTCCAGACGGAGAAACTGGGAGTAGGAATCCAGAGCACTACTGGGGTTGGGACTCTGAGTGCATAAAGGACATGATCGTGCAGGCGGGGTTTGAGCCAATGTGCCTATCGCTAGTAAGGCTCAAAGAATACGGATACGAATATGATTATCAAATCTGGCTGGCGAAAGCATCGGAAAAGATGCCGCTAAGCCCAAGCAGGAGTGGAAAATAATGAAGATCTTAATTACCGGTCACAGGGGATTTGTCGGAAAGCACTTCACTAAGTTTTACCGAGATCAGGGCCATGAGGTATTTGGCGTAGACATTGCCGCAGATACCCCTCGAGAAGCAAGGGATTTCTTCCGCAAGGACGACATTCAATGGGACCTTGTGATTCACCTCGCTGCCGTCGTTGGCGGGCGAGCAAAGATTGAAGGAGACCCACTCTCGGTCGCCGTTGACCTCTCCATTGACGCAGAGATGTGGCAGTGGGCAATAAGGACAAAGCAGCCAAGGGTCGTGTACTTTTCATCTTCCGCCGCATATCCCATTGAGCTGCAAACGCGAGAGAATCATGTGTCGCTTGCCGAGCACATGATCAACCTCAGCGACATCCGTAGCCCAGATTTTACTTACGGATGGTCAAAGCTGACAGGTGAGTATCTCGCGCAGTTCGCGGAAGCAGAGGGTGTTCGCACGCACATCTTCCGACCATTCTCTGGATACGGTGAGGACCAGGCGCTGGACTACCCATTCCCTTCGTTCATTGAGCGGGCAAAGCGACGCGCAGACCCGTTTGAGGTTTGGGGTGATGGGCACCAGACGCGGGACTTTGTGCACATTGATGACATTGTCGCAACCGTTAACGCAGCGATTGATCAGGACTATCGTGACCCGCTGAATATCGGAACCGGGCGACCGACATCGTTCCTTGCCCTTGCCGATCTTGTATGTAGCGAAGTTGGGTATAAACCAGAAATTGTTACATACCCAGAAAAGCCA